ACAAGAAGCTAGGTCAACCACGTGGGATATGCCTTGAAGAAAACGAGACTCAGTTTTTCCAGCAAGGGTTGAGGGTTGATTTGTACAATTACGTGGAAAACCACGCCCGTACGGAAGGTAAGGTTAACTTTACTGACCAATCAATCAATCAGTACCTCGCACTGACGTCTTCCCTAGATTTACTTTACGCGACTATTGATATGTCGGAGGCTTCAGACAGGGTTGATAGAGAGATTGTTCTTTCTCTATTTGTACATACACCCATATTTGAACGCCTTGAAGCTGTGAGTACAAAATTTATCACACTTCCGCAAGGGTTAGGGCAACCCAAAACACTCAGAGCACAGAAGTACGCTCCTATGGGTTCTGGGGTTTGTTTTCCGATAATGAGTCTAGTGCATTGGTCCCTAATTCAAGGGATTATTGCTAGCTCAGGGTTGCAAGATTCAACATTGTTGTCCAAGGAAGTTTATGTGTATGGCGACGATATTATTGTGCCATCACAGTGTGCCGAATTAGTGTATAAATACTTACCACTATTTGGTATGAAGATTAACGAAAACAAATCGTTCGTTAAATCTCACTTCCGGGAATCTTGCGGATGTCATGCCTGGAGAGGCAATGATATCACCCCCGCCTTCTTTAAGAAGGTAATTTCACCAGCTACACAAACAAGCGACTCGAGTACCTTGATTTCTTTAATTAGCAAAGAGTTCAGGCTCCGTAAAAACGGATTTACCCTGACAGCTAATTATGTGCGTAACATTGTTCATGAGCGATACGGCATTATGCCAGACGTGAATGAAGAATCCAGCATCCTCGGTTGGAAAACCGAGGGACATGTTCCGTACGAGAAGCTCATGCCATTCTGTAAGGGCGTGAAAGCTTCTAAGAAAGATCCTCAGCAACGCCTCTACAAGTTTAGAGTAGTGCGGAATAAAGATGAAAGTCTACCGTGCCTCGAAGACGATAGGGGTTATTTCCGTAAACAGACAATGTTTACAGAGGATTCTCGTTTTGTGAGTGGTACACCAGAGGACTCACGTGTCTTTTGGAGTTGGATTGCTGAACCATTATTGAGCAGTGATGTGCGTAAAGTCGCACGTCTCTACACCCAGCACACATGTGAAAGTGTGCCAACAGGGCGTCTCAGGTGCTACCTGAATAGCCTTCGCGGTGTCATTACATTGGCTCGATGACGATAAGCAGTTTTGGGG